AAGTTTTATATTTATAACAATTTTTCATAATATATATATATATATATATATATAAACAATATTATGTCAAAAAGTAAAAAAATTAAAAAATTTAGTAAAAAATCAAAAAAAAATAGAGATTATAAAATTAACAAAAAATATAATAAAAAAAACAAAACAAAAAAAAATAAATTACGTAAAAACAGTAGAAAAAGATTATATAACAAACAAGTAGGTGGAGTTGATGATGATGTCCTCGCCGCCACCCTCGCACTCAAATCCCTTCGCACGCCCAACCTCGCCCCCGCCGCTGCCCGCTTCGCCCAACACGTCGCCGCCCACCCAAAGCCCAAGACCAAGCGCAAGCGCAAGCCTGAGCCTGAGCCCAAGCCCAAGCCCAGGCCCCTTGCAACCTCGCCACCTCGCCACCCCACCCCCTCGCCGCCGCAGTTCTCCTGGCGCTCGATACAGCCGATGCAGCCGATGCAACCGCAGATGCCGATGCAGATGCAACCGCAGATGCAGATGCAACCGCAGATGCAGATGCAGCCGCAGATGCAGATGCAGATGCCACAGTTCCACCAGCAGCAGCAGATGCCGCAGATGCAGCAGTGGCAGCATGCTCCCTCTTTCGACGTTGACTTCTTTAATCGTAGTGGTAGCTCTACCCCTCTCCGTACCCCTAACCCTAGCCCTACCTCTAGCCCTGGCCGACCCTAGCCCTAGCCGTGACCGTAGCCATGGCCGTAGCCGTAGCCCTAACCCAACAATACAATTAGGCATATATAGACAGAATGCTTCTTCATTTTAACAAAAAAACAGATGAAATATTTGCATATGATAATATCATTGAATGCAAGGGCTACTTTAATGAATAAAATATATTAATTATTATATTTACTTATATATTTAAAAATATAATAATTAGTATTGTTTTATAAACTCTGTAAAGATTGTGTGTAAGGATTATTTTTAAAGGCAGCTAATAAATTTTGGTCATTTCTATCATTATTTTTGTATTCATTAACGCCTTGTACTTGACCAATAAATTCAGCATTAGGAACAACATTAGGACCGCCATTCATAATCATATCTCTGTTATTATTTAATAGGGTTTGATCTTTAGACATTTTAATATTGGTATTATTGTTGAAAACAGATTTTGATCCATGATTAACAGCTGTACTAAATGTTTTATCAAATCCAGAATCAGAAGTATATGCAAAAGAATGATTTCTATTACCTATACTATTATTATTTCCAGTACCAATATAATATTTATTAGTAGTATCTCTTTGATTTTCAACAGGTTGATAATTTTGTCTATTACCTACATTATTACCAACAACTTGATTTTGTACATTCATATGATTATTAGCTAATTTACCAGTGCTCATTTCTCTGTTAGTTATTTTAGGTTTTAAAACATTATTATTTTCTTTATAATTTACAGTATTAGATATATTACCCATTCTATTATTATGTACATTATGTTGTTTGCGTGTTTCTTTAAAAACATCTAAAAAGGGAGAAACTGATTCTTTGATTAATCCAACAACATTTCTAGTGAAATCGGTATTAGATGTTGTATTTCTATTATTATTGTACAAATTATAACTATTTTTATTGGATGTTGTAGTTTGGTTATTTTGTTCAACAGCAGTAGCTATACCAACAGGTAATTTAGGTAATTGTTGTCTAGTAGAATCTTGATAATTTTGAATTTCATTATATTGTGTATTATTACTAATAGCATTACCATAATAATCTTGTGTTGTATCAATTCTATTAGAATCTCTCATTATAATATCACTTCTAGTAGTTTGAGCTTTTTCACTACCAGTAGTAGTCAACCATCTAGATGATGTATTTTCAAAAAATTTTTCAGGTAAATGTTTTTCTATTTTACCTAATGATTCAACAGTATTTATATTTTGAATTGAACTTTGCGCAGGACCACCAAAGCCATTTAATTGATATGATTCTTTTTTATTAGAATCAACGCGTAATTCATCAACTGTTTTTGGCATCCATGATTCTCTAGATAACATACCAGCATTAAAGCCACCCATACCCTCAGTACCTCCGTTATTAACACCATCAGAAGTTTGTGTACCATAACCTAATCCGAGACCAGGAGCAACACGTTGTGGTTCAGTTAAAGAATAATTAGACATTTTCATAGATTCATTTACACGAGATTGATAAAAATCATTATTGTTAGATGCTCCATAAATATTTGTCATATTATCATTAGGTTTAAATAATGGTTCTAATTCTTTTTTTTCGTTAAATTGACTCCCATAACCTTGTTTACTATCAAGTATAGATTCATTTATATTTGAATCAATATTAGGCCCTCTTATTTTTGCACCATAAAATGCTTGCATATTATTATGTTTAAATTTAGACTGATCAACATTTTCACCAGACATTAAATTAATAGAAGGTTGTTGCGTATTATCATCTTGATTATTATTATTGTTATCAACTCCAGTATTTTGTACAGAATTATCAAATTTATTAATATCATTATTTATTAAATGATCATCTAAATTTTTAATATTTTTACTATCATAATTTGAATAATTTTCGAATTTGTTTTTCTTTTCTTGTTCTGATAAAATGTACAAACTTCCTAATATTATTATGGGTATTGCTACAGCTGCCATTTAATATATATTAATATATATTAATATATATATTAAACTTGATTTATATTTAATTTTGATGATTTTAATTTTGATTTTTTAAATTATAGTAATCTTTTTCTAATATTCTACTTGATAAATTATTACTAAATGGAACATTATAATTATCTTGAGGATTAAAAAATAAATAGTTAAAATTATTTGGTTGATCTATTGAATCTAATCCTCTTATATTGTATGCTGGATTGTTTATTCTTGGATGTTTTACAACTTCATCATATGTTGATGTTGTACTAGTTTTATAATAATCATTATTTTCTAAATAATTCAAATAATTATTATCCTTTGTATCTCTATTTAATGTTCTTGTTATACCTCTTAAATCACTTTCTATACTGGTTTTGTTATTTGATAAATTACCACCCCAATTTTGCATTCTCATAAATGGATCATTAAAAAATAATATATCTTTTCCATTACTAGGTTCTCCTAAAATATGTTTTCCAACATCAGTTGCTTGATCTATATATTTTTGAAGTCTAGCTGGATCATCATATAATCTTGTAAATGCCATATATATTTATTATATTTATTATATTATTATTATATAATAATTTGTTAATATATTATATAATAATTTGTTAATATTAATCTTAAATTTAAAAGGTTTCAGTCCAGAAAGTTGTGTTAGTTCTTGATATCGCCGATTGCGTAGTGATTGGTATAGCTTGAATAGTACCCGATTCATTTCTCGCAAAATATAAAGTATTATTACCATTAGCTATAGATGGTTTTCTAGCAAATACACAACCAAGTAAATGATTACTTATATCATTTAGTATTATATTACCAGGAATAGGTTCTAATCTTAATAAATAACCTTCTAATTCTAAACTACTTATTCTAGTATTGGCAGAAACATCATCATAATTTATTGGATTATCTTTTTTTAATATATCAATACTATTTGATACATCAATAGCACATTTTGGATTTAATGTATTAATACCTAATCTATTATTACTAGTATCAATAGTTACACAGTTATTTATATCAGGTATCACTGTAGAATCAGAACTTATAGAATTAACAGTACTTATTATTTTGTTAACAGACATATATTTAATATTATTAAATATATGTCTTTAAATTTGATTATAGTATTTCAATATTTTATTAATATTTTCTGAATTTTTTATTAGTATTTTTGAATCTATGTAAAATATCAAATTTACCTTGTTTGTTTCTTATAGGCATTATTGTTGGACCATCATATTCTGCAGGCATATCATCATAATTAGGCATTTGTCTTAATATCATTTCTTTTTCAAAATGGTCGTCTCTTTCATATTTGAACATATCCTTAATAGCCTGTTTTGTCATATTTTTAAATCCTGGATCTAATTCTGCGGTTGATTCAAGTTTTTTCTTTATTTTTTCTAAATTATTCTGTTTTTCTATATAAGTATCAATGTTATCATTGCTTAAATCATTTACAAAATCTTTATGCATTTCTGCTAATCCTTTGAAATATTCATTACCAAATTTACGATGTCCTGATATATCTCTTTCATAATCGATTTCTGCTACTTGAGAGGCTTGTTTTTGTATTTCAATTAAAATAGGTGTATTAGTATTTTCAGCATTTTGATTTATTGATTCACTAAATTTACGACCATTGTATCTCATATGATCTTGCGCAACTTTTCTCATAAGTCGTTTTGAATACTCTTTTCTATATTTTTTATCTTTTATTATATCATAATTATCATTACCAGATTGATCATATACAACAGCATCATTCAATACATTATTTATAACCATATTAATATCTAATAATTTTCTACATTTTCTTATTTTTTGTTCTTTTTCTTGAGATGTTAAATCATCAGAACCACTTAAATCATATATTGTACTATATGGATCTTTATCTATTAATTCAATATCTATTTCTTCATTATTTTCTTCAAACATATCTTTAACTTTCAATTTAGCATCTTCAAATAATGAATTCAAACACAAATCATTTACATCTTTAATATCACTAGAATTAGACATTTCTACTTCACATAGATTTATAAATGTTTCAGCTAATAATGTTGTTAATGGTGTTACACCGTTAATATATTTTGAATTATTGTACAACTTATTGTTGTGTAATATTATTTTTTTGAAAACATTTTTATTCATACTATTATCTCTAAATATATCATAACCATCTTCAAATTCTATATAACTAATTTTATCTTTGTCTTTTGATTCATTTATTAATTCAAAATTACCAAATGATACATCAGTATTTATAGTTTTTATTAAATCTATATTTGATACATCAAATAATTTTGATCTAAATGCTTTCTTAAAATCATATTCATAACCATTAGCATTAGTAATATATCCATCTGATACTATACCATTATATACATTATTTGAATTTTCAATACCTAATGTATGTTGTTTAATGAAATATGATGCAGGTAATATGTCAGAATCTATTCTGAATGTATG